ACAGCGGTCGATGGAGGCAGTAGCGGTGATTCAGCAGGATTAACAGGAAACTTTGACACAGCATTCGGAGATATAACGTTCAGTGGCAACACTATATCAACAGGATCCAGTAACGCAGATTTAGAATTAGATGCAAGTGGTACAGGTGCAGTATCAATACTAACACAGGTAATAAGAATGGCTAACTTGCCAACATCTGACCCAACTTCTGCCGGACAACTGTGGAACGATGGTGGTGCTTTAAAAATTAGTGCTGGTTAAACTATAAGATCTAAAATAGTTTGTAATTTTCCTTTTATACTTTTATTATTCAGTGTGTTTTTAAGACCCATGTGCAAATTCTTGGGCCAACATTCAAACGCAGTCCAACAGTATCCCGAATGTTCTTCATTTAATTTTGGAATAAATTCTGCGTCTATGGCTATGAGATATGTGTGAAAGAAAAACTTCTGATCGTTTGATGTAAACATTTCTAGAGGAATTACTTTTTTAAACTTGGGCAAGTTACCCACTTCTTCTGTGATCTCTCTTTTTAATCCTTCAAATGCTGACTCGGTATACTTGGCTTGTCCGCCAACTAGTCCCCACATGCCTTGTGTTTTTTTATCAGTTCTTTGCAAGAATAAGAAACGTTTAGTGCTGGTTGAATAAAACAATGCACCAGAACATACTATATTTTTTTCCATGTATTATTATAACAATTATGGAGTAGTGGCGTCAAGGCTTGAATTGTACCCTGGATCTGCTCCACCGTCTAGTACTATACTCCATTTACCAGCGGCATATATTCCTTCATAAGACTTCTTCCATTCAGTCCCGTCCCATCTGTACTGTATACCTGTGTTCAAGTTGGTAACATAATGTTGTGTTGAGTCTGGATCTGAAGCATCAAAGGCTATGTTCCATTTTTTTGTTGTGCCATTGTATTCTATAATATCGCCAACACTTGCTACAAGTGTACCCCAAGTTGCACTTTGCATGGTTGCTGTTGAATCTCCCACATCATTTATAACCAAATATCTGTCACCGTTTGCTGGTGTGCCTGGATTAAATGTTGCAGGATTAATAATTTTCTTAACCGCTGTCAGTGTGTTGCTTGGTATTGTATCCGAATCTGGATTATATAATAATATTGTATCGTCCAGTGTTGTGGTCGCAATAGTACCAATAATTTCATTGCCGTTTGGCTGTGTCAATCTAATCTGTGAAGTACCACTTACAACTTTTCCGTACTGTTCTAATAATATTTTCCAGTTAACTGCTGGTCCAAATGTTTCAAACGGATCAAAGTTGTTTGGCTCATTTGCTCCAGATTGAAATCCAGGACCACCTGACTTAACATTAACGCCTGTGCTACCTAACAATCTTAACTGATTTCCTGTTACTAACAATCCAAAATTGTTTGGTGTTATGAAACTTCTTGATGTTAATTCTCCATCTATTAAACCTTTTGCTATTCCGCCGTCATCGTCGTATATGCTCATTATAATTTTTTGTACAACACCTAATTTTTTAACTTTAACCGGAGGTGACAACCAAATAGGCATTGAGAATGTTAGTGTTGCAACATCTATTTCTGAGTCTGCACCCACTGGAATTGTTCTAGAACTAAAGGTTGTTCCTGTTAGTTCAACATAACTTAAACTGGTCCAGTCAATATAGTTGTCTGATTTTTGTATTTCAAAGTCTGGATTAAACAGATATAATATCTGTTCCATAATTTGTAGTTTTTGATCTGTGTTTGTTGTCCAAATGTCAGCTGACACTTCCAATCTAAAAGGAGATGGCATAACTTTTTCAACAGTATATCCAGCACCTAATCTATCACTGTAACTTCCGTCTGCTAATACATCACGTTCTTTTAAATGTTGTTTTTCAATATGATAAGGATTTTGCATTCTTTCTCTATCATAATTTAATTCTCTAACATAACAAGCAATTCTTGGTGCGTACTGTAAAGCATTCTCAGAGTTGTTTCTAATAATGTTTGCAACCTGTCTAGTTGGATCTCCATACACCACAGGCACTGCTCTTAATTGCACTTCTCTCTTTGCATCTTTGCCCGTTTCAACAGAAAAATTACTCAATATTCTAATAAATTGAGTTAAAAATTTTCTAACCTGTCCTTCGTAAAAGTGTAGCATTCTTAATTGTCAGCCTTTGGTTTTAATGCATTAGTTAAAGACTGTCTTTGTTTTGTTGTTAATCCGTTTATTGTTGATTCTGTTGCATTGTTAACAAAATTAGTTTTAAAGTTTCCTCTTGTATCTGTATTTGTTGTAGTTATTCTTACACTATCCTCAATTTTAACCCATCTGGCTCCATCATAACGGAACAATCTATTCGGCAAGTAATCTGTTCTCAAGAAGTAATCACCTTTGTCCACATTTGAAGTTGGAAAGTTAATACCAAATCCTGCAGGTGCTCCATTTGGTGCAACGCCGTCTCCGTCCAAATAAAATCCGTAGTGTGAACTTGCTGGTGTGTCTATGACTGCATTTACTGATCTCGATGCACTTGCTCTTTGAGATGTAGTGTTTACGTTTTCTGTTCTAATATTTCCTCGTTCATCAATAGGTGCAACATAATATTGTTTGTAATTAAATCCTGCTTTTGGTGAATCTTCTTCTGCTTGTTTTACTACTTGATCATTAATTGTTTTTTCTCTGTTATAAGTTGACATATAACTTGCAAGTGATCCTGTTGTTGCCGCATCACCTATTATGTCTTTGTATTCTTGTGAATCAACTAGTGATTTCATTTTTAATCTTAACAGATGTGGCCACCAAGTTTGAGAAAATCCTTCTGCGGCTCTGTTTACATCTTCCACAACATAGTATCTTTTCAGTGCAATTGGAATACTTTCGTCTAATGAATAATCTTCTTTCATGTGCGGTAACTCTATTACATCACCGCTCATTGGTTTTCTTCCTATTCTCTCAACTATATCATTTAGATGCACAGTTAAAAACAGTGTGTCGTTTGACAGAAACATACCAAATTGTGATAGGTTAAAATCCTGATCTTGTACATTGTATATGCCTCTGACAACATACACATCGTCCGCATATTTTCTATCTCTATTTTCTAAAAATAACAAATCTTGTATGGTAGTTTCATTTAAATCTTGTCCAGTAACTCTAGGTTGGCTGGGAGATGCCGGACCATCCTTGTTTGTATCTCCCTGATCATATGGACCTAAATATTTGTGAAAATGGAGATCAGTTCCTCCAACAGTAAACATCTCTTTGATGTTCTTATCGAAGAACTTATAGTCGTTGCCTTTTTCAGGCTTGAAAATGGATAATCTTGGCATATCATACATATTTATTGCACAGGCAACGGCAATAAATATGTGTATGTCAGAACTACAAACAGGTCAACAAGAGATATTCGATTACGTCAAAAATAGCCTAGGTGATGGTATGATTGACGTTGAATTAGACCCCAAACACTATGAAACTGCTCTTACTAGAGCATTGAATAAATTTAGACAGAGATCTTCAAATGCAGTTGAAGAATCTTATGCTTTTCTTGAACTAAAGAAAAATCAAAATTCATACATTTTACCAGATGAAATAATCAACGTGAGAAACCTAAATAGAAGAACTGTTGGATCACGAACTGAAGGTGGAGAAGGCGGAACATTATTTGAACCATTCAACTTGGCATACACAAATACCTACTTGTTGAGAGCAGGTGCAACAGGTGGTTTAGCAACTTACTATGCTTTTGCATCTTATCAAGAAATGATAGGAAAAATGTTTGGAAGTTTTATACAGTTTCATTGGGACGTAGCAACTAAAAAATTAACAATAACTCAAAAACCTCGAGCAGACAACGAAACAATTCTTATGCACACTGACAATTATAGACCAGACATAACATTGTTCAAAGACATATATGCAAAACCGTGGATCAGAGATTATACACTTGCTGTATCTAAACTTATGTTGGGTGAAGCAAGAGGCAAATTTAACACTATCGCAGGTCCACAGGGTGGTACAACACTTAATGGTGATGCATTGAAGCAAGAAGGTCAAGCAGAAATTGACAGACTTGAACAAGACTTAGGCAATTTTGCAGAAGGTGGAACACCACACAGTTTTGTTATTGGTTAATACCAACCTAAATCTTTTTAAATAAGTGCGTCATGAAGAAATCCAGATACAAGAAACTTACCAACTGTACAATAGATGAACTAGCAGACATGGTAGACGATTTAGAAAATATTTCTATTCATTGCCTAAAAGAAAAGAAACTGAGTATGCGTAGACTGGTATTGACACAGATTCATTCTGTCAAAAAAGAGATTGAAAAACGTTTAAAAAAATAGTATAATAAACCTATGTTAATAGGTGTAGTAGGCTTAATAGGTTCTGGTAAAGGCACAGTCGCGGATAGACTAGAGCAAAAACACAAATTCCGTAAAGATTCATTTGCAAAAAGTTTAAAAGATGCTGTAAGTGCCATGTTTAATTGGGACAGAGAAATGCTAGAAGGCAAAACTGAATCAAGCAGACACTGGAGAGAACAGCCTGATAAATTTTGGAGTAAAAAATTTAACAAGGATGTAACACCTCGCTGGGTACTACAACACTTTGGCACAGAAGTGATGCGTCAAAACATGCATGATGCTATATGGATAGACAGTTGTTTAATGAGATACAACGGAACACCAACTGTGATTGCCGATACTAGATTTCAAAACGAGCTTAAAATGATACGTAAATCTGGTGGAAAACTAATACTGGTTAAAAGAGGTGAATTACCCACACGAGAAGAAATGCAGAAAAAAGGTGCACATCAATCAGAATGGGATTGGATGGGGTGGGACTTTGATTTTACTATCGACAATGATGGTACAAAAGAAGAATTATATGCAAAAATTGACGATTTAATCGTCAGCAACAAGATCGCCCAATCGCCAGCCAAGACGCTTGACCCCTTGCAACCTTTGGCAATTGGCGCAAATAGTTTTTAAATTAGTAACAACAGTATTTCTCAAATTTCCGTCCACAAAAAATACATCTAGTTGACTTTGATTCTGTGCTTTGAATCCGCACAATTCACACTTGTTTTTCTTCTTATATCCTGAACGTTGTAGTGCTGTGATTCCACCTACTTTCTTATTACGCTTCTTCCTATTACAGGTATCACATAATCTACGCCAATAGATCTTATTGCCTTTCCTATAAGCGTATGCTCTAGGTTTGGCTTTGCACTCTACACACAAGGGTCTAACTGCATTGTTCATATGCTAGTATTTACGTTGCCTATATAGGCACCACGGTTTTAGCAAATTTCTTATTAAATTACCTAGTTTCTTATAAATACTTCAGTATATACGTACAAACTTGCAAGGAGAACACGTAACATGGCATTAACAGCACCAGGAGTAGAAGTAAGTGTAATAAACGAGAGTTTCTATGTACCTTCAGATGCAGGTACTACACCACTTTTTATAGTAGCATCATCACAGGATAAGAAGAACGGAGCAGGAGACGGAACGGCTGTAGGAACAACTACTGCTAACGCCAACACTGCTTATTTGATTTCTTCACAAAGAGAATTAACAGAAACTTTTGGTGATCCAAAATTTTATCAAGACGCATCAGGCAATTCATTACACGGTTATGAATTAAATGAATGGGGTCTACAAGCGGCATACTCTTTCTTAGGAGTTGCCAACAGAGCATACGTTTTAAGAGCAAATGTTGACACTAGCGAATTGCTAGGAAGTGCATCGGCTCCGACTGCTAACCCAACAGATGGTACGTACTGGTTTGACCTTGCATCAACTAGTTTTGGATTATTTGAGTGGTCAAAAACAGATCAATCATTCACAGCAATTACACCTACAGTTATTACAGCAGTTACTGATTTAGTTGGTGGAGTTTCAACTGGAGCACCAAAAACTTCAATTGGTATCACAGGTGATTACGCAATTAACACAACACACGTTACAAATAAAATGTACAAGAAAACTGAATCAAATACTTGGGTACAATTAGGATCAAGTGCATGGCACTTATCACTACCTATACTTTCAGTTGCTTCTGGAACTACTGTAACAAATGGCCATAACATGAAAATCAATGGTATCACTGTACAAACAGGTGGTACTGCATTATCAAATGTTAACACGGCTTTGAATGCGGCAAACATTCCAGGTGTAAGTTCAAGCATTAACACCACAACAGGAAACTTAGATATCTTCCATGATGGTGGCGAACTAGGTGATTCAACAAACAGAGATATAACTGATTTTGAAGAAGGTTCAGGTTTATTAGCAGGTTTAGGAATTACAGCAGGTAACTTTAGAAATCCTAAATTTTTACAAGACAAACACACAAACAGACCAACTTGGAAAACAGCAGACGAAAACAGACCAACTGGTTCAGTTTGGTTCAAAACAACTTCAGCAAACTCAGGTGCTAACATTAGTGCTAAACTTTACAGTTCAGCAAGTGCAAGTTTCTCAGCAGTAGCGGCTCCATTGTATGCAACACACAACTCTGCGATCTATAACTTAGATGCAGGAAAAGGTGGAGAAGCATTAACAGTTGGAACTTTATACACACAGTACAACATCACTGAACAAAAAATTGTTACAACAGATGGTTCACAAGTTGACACTACAAAAAATGTTGGTGACATGCAGTTATTCAGATACGAAGGTGGAAAAACAGTAATCACAAGCAGATTAACATCTACATCATTTACAGGTGGAAACACATTTACTATAAGTGAGACTAGAAAAAATCAAGCGGCAATGAGTACTCCAATTACAATTACATTGAGCGGAACTACTACTGACGGGTTTATAGCAGACATCAACGGTAAAGTTGATTCAAGTGCGGCGGCTAGTTCAACTACAAAACTTATTAACATAAAAGCATCTAAATTAACAACTGGTGAAATTGTCATTGAACATGCACTAGGTGGTGACTTTAGAATGAACAACACAGCAGGTGACCCACTAGGTGATGCAGGGTTCGGAACAGCACAGGCACACGCTTACGGTGGATTCACAGCAAACAGTTCAACATTAGTGAGCAACTTATATCTTGCACCAGCAGGTGACACAGAAGACTCTTCAACAGCGTCAGAAGTGATTGCTTCTAACTGGAAAAGATTATCATACACAGCAAGTACAAGCACACCAAACAATGAACCAGCAGACGGTACATTATGGTATGACACAAACATTGATGTTGCAGATATTATGGCACACAACGGTACTACTTGGGTTGGATATGCAACTGCATACAACACAACAGATCCAAATGGTCCACAGTTTAGTGCAACAGCACCAACTACACAATCAGATGGTACTGCACTTGTAACTAATGACTTATGGATTGACACTGCAGATTTAGAAAACTATCCAAAACTTTACAAATACAACACAGCGGCAACGTTAAGTTCAACTAACACAGCTAACCAAGTAGCAGTAACTACATCAGGTGCGGCTTGGGAATTAGTTGACAAAAGCGATCAAACAACAGAAGACGGTATTGTTTTTGCAGATGCAAGATGGCACACGTCAACTGATAAAACAGCAGGAACTAGCACAGCGGCAGGAACTCCTTCAACAATTAAAAACTTGTTGAGCGATGGTCATTTAGATCCAGATGCTCCAGATCCAGCGGCATTCCCACAGGGTATATTGCTTTGGAACACTAGACGTTCAGGTTACAATGTTAAAGAATACAAAAACAGTTACATTACAACTGCAAAATATCCAGGAAGTGGATCAGCAGGTTTAGGTAACCCAAGAATGAGTAATGAATCTGTTGCAACTTACTACCCAGACAGATGGGTTACTAAATCAAGCAACAATGCAAACGGCTCTGGCGCTTTCGGAAGAAAAGCACAGAGAAAAGTAATTGTTGAACAGTTAAAATCAGAAATGGACACTAACCAAGCAATCAGAGAAGATCAAAGAGGATACAATGTTATTGCAACACCTGGATATCCAGAGTTGATACAAAACATGATTAACTTAAACACAGACAGAAACAACACTGCGTTTGTAGTAGGTGATACTCCATTAAGATTAGAAGGTACATCAACTAGCATTCAAAACTGGGCGAACAACTCAGCGGCGGCACTAGATAACGGTGAAGACGGATTAGTAAGTGCAAGTGATTATTTGGGTGTGTTTTATCCATCAGGATTAACAACTGATAACACAGGAAAATCAATTGTAGTTCCACCATCACACATGATGATGAGAACTTTAGCAAACAACGATAATGTTTCTTTCCCATGGTTTGCACCAGCAGGAACAAGAAGAGGTATTGTTGACAATGCTACATCAGTTGGTTACATAGATTCAGCAGAAGGTGAATTTAAAACAATGTCTGTAACGGAGTCAGTGAGAGATTCAATGCATGAAGTTAAAATTAACCCAATTACATTCTTCTCAGGAGCAGGAATTGTAAACTTTGGTAACTTAACTAAAACACCATCAAGTTCAGCACTAGATAGAATTAACGTTTCTAGATTAGCAGTGTACTTGAGAACACAACTAGATGCAATTGGAAAACCATTTATCTTTGAACCAAATGATGAACTAACAAGAAATGAAATTAGACAAGCAGTTGAATCATTCTTGCTAGAATTAGTTGGACAAAGAGCATTATACGATTTCTTAGTAGTTTGTGATGACACAAACAACACACCTACTAGAATAGACAGAAATGAACTGTATGTGGATATAGCAATTGAGCCAATCAAATCAGTTGAATTCATTTACATACCGTTAAGAATTAAAAACACAGGAGAAATTGCAAAATTAGGGAACTAATTTTCGATAAATAGGAGAAACAAATGGCAATATCAACATTATCAAAATTTACAGTACCTTTAGCAAACGATCAAAGTAGTGCATCACAAGGCTTATTGATGCCAAAACTACAATATCGTTTTAGAGCGATCCTGGAAAATTTT